ACTATCTTAAACGCTTACGCTGTAAATGTTACACTAGGAACAAGTGCGACATTCTATTATCAACTACTATCTCAAACAGCTGAGGGGTATGTATCTCAACAAGTGGCACAAGGAAACTTGAGCATGACTGGTGAAGCATACGCTCAGTGGGAAGTGGACTCCTACGCATGGGACTGGGTAGCATCAGAGCTGAACCTAACCATCACTGGTGACTATGTCCCACCTGTACCACCATCTCCAGAGCCTACTCCAACTCCAATTGTTGAGGAAACTGTTGCAGAAGAAGGAGTTAGTGCAGAATAAAAAATAGTGTTATATTTGTCAAAAATTAAATGTTTATGAAAATCAAACTAAAAGACCTCGTGCTCTTAAGACAAGAGCTTAATGGGTTGTCTGATCGGACAACTGGACAAGTTTTCTACAAGGGACTGCTTTTGCAGGAGATTCATTTTAAAGCAAAGTATCATCTTTCAAAACTTTCAAAAGAAGTTGAAAAAGAATTTGAACACCTTGCTGAATCTGAAAAAGAACTATTTAAAAAATACTTTGGTGAAACAGAGCCAGAACAAACAAAGGAATTCTTTGAGAGTGAAGCTTTTATAAACTATAGTACTGTTAGGGCTGAGCTATTTGATGAGGAGATTGACTTTAATGATTTCTCTTTTTCAATAGATGACTTTGATTTTAAGTCAAGTGAATCTTACTCAACATTTATTGAGTTATTCCTAAAATAATACTACGAAATTAAGTAGTAATACTACGAAATTAATTAGGATAAGAAACTCCCACTTCAGCATAAGCTGTGGTGGGATTTCTTTTTATGTCGCAAAAAAGCATTATTTTTGATAAAAAAAAGATTAGATAAATGAGTAATATTCCACCATTCGAGCAGGTGCTAGGTTTAGGCGTTATAGGGGCAGTTACTTCGGTAATGAGTATGAATGAAACCCTTAAATTCCTAATTTTAATTTTGACGTTTCTAGGTTTGTTAATCAAGCTTTGGGAACAAATCAAAAAAAGCGAGTTTTTTTTAAATGATGTTAAAAATATCTGGCGCAAAATATTTAAGAAATAATGAAAAAGTTTTTTGATTGGGCTAAAGGATTTGTATCTGAGAATGGTGAAGCATCAAGCAAAAGATTTGTTGGTGTCATTAGCGCAATAGCATTATGTTGGACTCTTTATTTTAATCCTAATGAACCTCTTGTTTATTCAGTAGCTGCCCTATCTGCCGCTGCATTGGGTATTACCGCAGCTGAAAAGATATTTAAAAAACCTACAAATTAATGAATACTCAAAATCTAGCAACAAAATTACCAAAGGCTGCATCTTCTTATATGCTGCAAATTGTCGATAAGTACGATATTAAAAACCCTTTGAATCTTGCTCACTTTCTAGCACAGATAGCTCACGAGTCTGGTAACTTTCAATTTGTTACTGAGAATTTGAATTATTCTGCTGAAGGTCTTAGAAAGATATTTCCTAAATACTTTGCTGATAATATTACTGCAATGAAGTATGCAAGGAATAGTGAGGCAATTGGTTCAAGAGTATACGCTAGTAGAATGGGTAACGGTGACGAGGCGTCAAAGGAAGGATTCAAGTTTAGAGGTAGAGGATATATTCAGTTGACAGGTAAGAGCAACTACAAAGCTTTTTCTGATTTCATTAAAGAAGACTGTGTGGCAAATCCAGATCTAGTAGCAACAAAGTATCCAATGGATTCAGCAATCTGGTTCTTTGACAAAAATAAACTTTGGGATATTTGCGCTAAAGGCTCAGGTGATGATACCGTAACCGCAGTTACTAAAAGAGTTAACGGTGGAACTCACGGTCTAGCAGATAGAATTACTAAATTTAAACTATACTATTCACTACTAGAGCAAGATTAACATGAACAAGAATATTCTAGAAGTATTGGCTTGGTTTATTTTCGGGTGTATTGTTACTATTATAATTTATCCACACGAAGAACATGAAAGTGCTTTTGAAGTTGTAACTGAAGTTAGGACTGATACTGTATTCATTAATCATGTTGAAACTGTTTACATTCCTAAAAAAGAAATAAAAACGGAAGTTTTAAGGGATACAATCTTGGTTGATTATAAGCCTACTATTAGCTCATTTGAGACTACATTTCCATTTGAGTATGGAAGTACTAAGGTTAGTGGTGAAGTCCTTGGAGAGGTACTTAAAATGACCGCTACTAACGATTATAAAATACCAGTTGTTACAAATACAATTACTGAAACAAGAACAGAAACAATAGTCAAAAAGGCAAAGGGTATTTACCTTGGCGGTGCAGTGAACTCTTTGCTTGAGCCAAGTGCATCAGTATCTTATTTAGACAACAAGTATTTATTTAGTTACCAGTACCAACCATTTAGTCGCACTCATCAAATTGGTATTAGTAAGAAATTGTTTTAATTTGCGATATTAGATAAAAAAACTCATATTTGTATTTAATTATAATCAAATGGCACAAATCGAAAAAACACAACTAGAGAAGATCCACAGTCTACGAGTAGCTTACGCAACAGCTAAGTTGAGAATTGCTGAGATCGAAATTGAAAAGCAAGGTCTTTTCATTCAACTTTCAAAGGTATCTGAGCAGATCTTCGAAGAAGAAGAAGCTATCAAGGCTGAGTTCGGGGAGAACGCAGTTATTGACCTAAAAACAGGTGAGGTGACCAATGGTAATTCGTAAAGTATCTATTGGTGCAGACTACAAGGGAAGCTCTATGCATTACGTTGTAGGTCAGCCTGTGTTTAACGATTCCTATAAGATACACCTGATTAGAGAGGTTAATAGACGCATTGAGATATTTGTTATTCATGGTGAGGAAGGATCAGGTGAGATTTACCTGTGGAAGACTTTTAATGAGAACATGCCAGCAACTTTGGAGTTTAATTTAGACTTTGAATGAGATCACCATTTCACTTTATCGTGGAGCCTGTAGGTGGTTCTAGGTATGATAACGTGAAGAGCATTTCAGGTATAGACTTTATAACTAGCTCTTCAAAAGAGGATCATAAGGCATCAAATAGATATGCTAAGGTTCTTGCTACTCCTATAGGGTATACTGGAGATGTTATGCCAGGAGATACTGTTATTGTTCATCATAATGTGTTTAAGTATTATAACGACATTCATGGTAATGAGAGAAGCGGAAGGTCATACCTATTTGAGAATATCTTCTTAATAGATGATGATCAGTTTTTTCTTTACAAGAGAGAGAACGAGTGGAAAGCTCATTCTAGATATTGCTTTGTTATGCCAGAAAAGAGAATGGATAACTACATTCTTTCAAAGATAGGTAACGAGGAATATCTTAGGGGAACACTTATATATCCTAATCAAGAACTTATAGACAAGGGGTTGAATAGTGGTGACAAGGTCGCATTTACTCCAGAAAGCGAGTATGAGTTTGAGATAGACGGTGTTATATTGTACAGAATGTATTCTAAAAATGTTTGCCTAGAGTTGAATGGAATTAAATGAAACAAAGAGAAAGATTATCAGTGCTGGCCGAAAGGCTGTAATGCACTTGATAGAAGTTGCTGAGGAGAGGATTATCTCTGGAGGTGAGGAAGATCTTTCTGCTGACAAGCTTAAAAATGCTGCTGCAACTAAAAAGCTTGCAATATTTGATGCTTTTGAAATACTTGACAGGATTGAGGCAGAGCAAGAACTGCTAAATAAAACAGACGAGGATGAAACTGGAAAAGGCGGATTTGCTGAAAGAAGAGCAAAGAGACACGGGTAAACCGCTGTACACTATAGTTGATATTATACCCGAAAAGGATAGAATCAAAGGTAATACCAAAAAGATATACCAGTATGGGTATAATTCTGAGTATGATCTTGTGGTTATATCTAAGGACGGAACTATAGGTGAGATATATCAAATTAACGGTCTCAAGATAGCGTTACCAGAGGAGCCTAAAAAAGTTTATAGCAGGTCTGACAGGAAAGAAGATCAGTACTGGAATAGATTTGATTTTTCACCAGAGATGTCTAAAATAAAGTCAATATTTCAGTGGAACCACCTGCCTCTTCGTAATAGAAATAACTGGATAGGCTATATTGATCAGGAGTTTGATAGAAGAGATAATGGTTTCTGGTTTAAGAACAACGGGTTGTCAACATACATCACTGGTGGTCACTACATGTACTTGCAGTGGTCTAGCATTGACGTTGGTTTCCCAGACTTTAGAGAGGCAAATAGAATACTGTACATATACTGGGAGGCTTGCAAGGCTGATCCACGATCGTTTGGAATGGTTTACTTAAAGATCAGACGATCTGGATTTTCTTATATGGCCGATGGTGAGATTGTGAACATTGGAACAAACATTCACAATGGGCGTATAGGAATATTGTCAAAGACTGGACCAGATGCGAAAACGATGTTTACGGATAAGGTTGTTCCCACGTTTAGAAATTATCCATTTTTTTTCAAGCCTATTCAGGACGGTATGGACAATCCAAGAACTGAACTGGCATTTAGAATACCATCCTCTAAGATTACTTCAAAGAACTTTAAGACGATGCACAGTGATGAGGATAAAGAGGAAGGTCTTAACACTACAATTGACTGGAAGAATACTGCCGACAACAGCTACGATGGTGAGAAGTTACAGTTACTAGTTCATGATGAAAGCGGTAAGTGGTCTCAACCAAATAATATTTTAAATAACTGGCGTGTAACAAAAACATGTTTGCGTCTAGGTAGAAAGATCATTGGTAAGTGTATGATGGGCTCTACATCTAATGCGCTTGACAAGGGTGGAGAAAACTTTAAAAGATTGTACGAGGACTCAAGGCCAAACAAAAGATCTGATAACGATCAAACTAAATCTGGTCTTTATGCTTTGTTTATACCTATGGAGTGGAACATGGAAGGCTTTATAGATAAATACGGTATGCCAGTATTTAGAAAGCCTGAAAAACCAGTAATTGGTGTCGATGGTGAGCCTATAAACATTGGGGCTATAGACTATTGGGAGAACGAAGTAAAGTCTCTTAAAAGCGATCCTGATGCACTTAACGAATTCTATCGTCAGTACCCTAGAACAGAGTCACACGCATTCAGAGATGAGAGTAAGCAGTCTATATTCAACCTTACAAAGATCTACACTCAGATTGACTTCAATGACAGTTTGATTGCAGGAAGTTTTACTACTAAAGGATTTTTTAGCTGGAGAGATGGTAAGAAGGATACAGAGGTTGTATGGACTCCAGACCCAAGGGGTAGGTTTAATATATCTTGGGTGCCTCCACGTGCTCTTCAGAACAGGGTAGAAAGAAAGGGTGATTTATTTTATCCACTAAATGAGCACATCGGTTCGTTCGGCTGTGACTCCTATGATATATCTGGCACTGTAGATGGTTTTGGATCTAACGGAGCACTCCATGGTCTTACTAAGTTTAATATGGAAGACGCTCCAAGTAACGAGTTCTTTTTAGAATATGTAGCAAGACCTCAGACAGCAGAGATATTTTTTGAGGAAGTGTTGATGGCCTGCTTCTTTTATGGTATGCCAATTTTGGCAGAAAATAACAAGCCAAGATTGTTGTACCACTTTAAGAATAGGGGCTATAGACACTTCTGTTTGAATAGACCTGACAAGCCTTTGTCAAAGTTATCAACAACAGAGAGAGAACTAGGAGGAATACCTAACTCAAGTGAAGACGTAAGACAGGCTCACGCATCAGCCATTGAAACATACATTGAAAAAAATGTTGGGTTTGATGTAGAGGCTACTTATAGAGATCCATCCGAAATGGGATCAATGTACTTTAATAGAACTTTAAATGATTGGGCAAAGTTTGATATTAGTAATAGAACAAAGTATGATGCCTCTATTAGTTCTGGTCTAGCTATTATGGCTAATCAAAAGCACATGTATCAGCCTGAAAGAAAAGAGTCAAAAATAAGCATTAAATTTGCAAGATACAAGAACAATGGGACAACCAGTCAAATAATTAGCTAATGCGCAAAGAGTCAAATATAGACATATCTCCAATTCAATTTCCAAGCCAACTTGCAACAGATGCAGAGAAGGCAAGTGAGGAGTTTGGATTGAGAGTTGGCCAGGCCATACAATACGAATGGTTTCGCAGAGACAGTGGATCTGCAAGGTATTATAACCAATGGAAAGACTTTAACCGTCTTAGATTGTACGCTCGTGGAGAGCAGCCTATTCAGAAGTATAAGAATGAACTAGCTATTGACGGAGACCTTTCTTACCTAAACATTGACTGGACTCCAGTTCCTATTATCCCTAAGTTTGTAGACATAGTTGTTAACGGAATGTCTGACAGACTATTTACTATTAAGGCTTACGCTCAAGACGCTCTTTCAGCTGAGAAAAGAAATCAGTATCAGGACATGATCGAGGGAGAGATGGCTGCGAAAGAAGTTCTCCTACAAGTTCAAGATAAGTTTGGTGTAGATCCATTCATGGTAAGCCCAGAAGACTTGCCAAACGATGATGAAGAACTATCTCTATTTATGCAGCTTAACTACAAGCCAGCTATTGAGATTGCTGAAGAGGAAGCGATTAACACTATTCTTTTAGAAAATCACTACGATGATATTAAGAGACGTTTTGATTATGATCTAACCACTATTGGTATTGCAGTTGGTAAGCATGAGTTTCTACCTGGAGAGGGTGTGAAAATTAATTATGTAGACCCAGCTAATGTTATCTACAGTTATACAGAAGATCCATACTTTAGAGATTGCTTCTACTGGGGAGAGGTAAAGACAGTTCCAATTACTGAACTTATAAAGATCAATCCAAGACTAACAAAAGAAGAGCTAGAAGAAATATCAAAGACTAATCAGTCTTGGGGTGAGTACTACTCTGTGTCAAGGTTTTATTCTGACAATGTATTTTCAAGAGACACATGTACTCTATTGTACTTCAATTACAAGACCACAAAGACTTACGTTTACAAAAAGAAAATTCTAGAGGGTAATGCTTCTAGAGTAATTGAGAAGGACGATACATTCAATCCTCCAGTAGAGATGATGGAGGAAGGCAGGTTTGAGAGAATAGAGAAGACTATCGATGTTTGGTACGAGGGAGTGATGGTTGCTGGTACTAGAATTGTATTGAAGTGGCAGTTGATGGAGAACATGGTTCGTCCTAAGTCAGCGTCTCAGATGGCAATGCCAAACTACGTTGCTGTTGCTCCACGAATGTACAAGGGAACGATTGAGTCTTTGACTAGACGAATGATTCCTTTTGCTGATCTTATTCAGATCACTCACTTAAAGTTACAGCAGGTTATTTCTAGAATGGTGCCAGACGGTGTATTCATTGATGCTGATGGTCTAAATGAAGTTGACTTGGGTAATGGAAACGCATACACTCCAGAGGATGCTTTAAGACTATACTTCCAAACTGGTAGTGTTGTTGGACGTAGTTATACTGGAGATGGTGAATTCAATAACGCAAGGGTTCCTGTACAGCCTCTCACAGGCACTACGGGGCAGTCTAAGATGGCCGCACTAATAAATAACTATAACCACTACCTAGAGATGTTGCGTGGCGTGACGGGTCTAAATGAGGCTCGTGATGGAAGCGATCCAGATCCACGTGCTTTGGTTGGTGTGCAGAAACTTGCAGCACTTAACTCAAACACTGCGACAAGACACATTCTTGATGCAAGTCTGTTTATGACTAAGACATTTGCTGAGGCATTAAGTGTTAGGGTTTCTGATATATTAGAGTATGCTGACTTTGCAGAAGAGTTTGCCATGCAGATCGGTAAGTACAATGTAGGTATACTAAGAGATATAAAGGACTTATACATACATGACTTTGGTATCTTCATTGAGCTTTCTCCAGATGAGGAACAGAAGGAGAGACTTGAGCAGAACATTCAGATTGCTCTATCTAGAAACGATATCAATCTTGAAGATGCTATTGACATCAGAGAGATCAAGAACATTAAGATGGCTAACCAGCTGCTTAAGGTTAAGAGAACTAAGAAGATGGAGCTTGATCAGAAGAACGACATGATGAAGCAGCAGATGCAGGCCCAGATTAACATGCAGTCTCAACAGGCTGCTGCTCAAATGGAAGTTCAGAAGATACAGCTTGAGACAGAGAGTAAGATTCAGCTCAAGCAGGCTGAGGCAGCCATGGATCTTGAGAAGCTTAAGGGAGAGGCTATGTTGAAGCTACAGTTGATGGAGCGAGAGTTTCAGTACAACATGCAGCTGAACGGTATGCAGACCCAGTTGCTAAAGGATCGAGAGGAGATGAAGGAGGACAGAAAGGATGAGAGAATTAGTAAGCAGAACAGTCAGCAGTCAAAATTAATTACTCAAAGAAAAAATAATTTACCTCCAATGAAGTTTGAATCAAATGAGGATAGTTTAGACAAATTTGATCTAGCTTCATTCGAACCAAAATAAATTAAATAATAACTAAATTTGTAATCTAATGGAATTAAAAGTAAGAGTGTTAGACGATGTAGAGCAGAAGTCTGCTCAGCAAGTCGAAGAAGAGTTGCTTAAAAAGCACGAAGAGCAAGTTTCTGCTCCAGCAACTATAGAAGAAACTGTAGTTGTTGGGCAAGAAGATTTAAGCGAGGATAAAGTCCTTGACTTTCTTGACAAGAAGTACGGAAAGAAACTCTCAAGCGTAGAGGATCTATTCGCAGTACAAAAGGAAGAACTACCAGAAGATGTTTCTGCGTTCTTGAACTTTAAAAAGGAAACTGGAAGAGGTCTTAATGACTTTTTCAAAATTAATACTGACTTGGATTCACTAAATCCAGATCAAATATTAAAAGAATATTACTCTCAAAAGGAGAGTGATCTTGATACTGAAGAAATCGATTACTTAATAGCTGACAAGTTTAGCTATGATGAGGACCTCGATGACGAGAAGGATATCAAGAAAAAACAGATTGAAAAGAAAAAAGAACTTGCAAAAGCTAAGAAGTTCCTTGAGGAACAGAAGCAGAAGTACAAGGCACCGCTTGAGTCAAGCTATGGTAGCCTTTCTGTTGAGGATCAAGAGGCACTTAAAGCTTACAAGGAATATTCAGCTAGAAATAGCGGTAACCAAGAGCTAGAACAACGTCAGGCAGAATGGTTTCTTAAGAAGACGGATGAAGTTTTCAATAGTGAATTCAAAGGTTTTGATTTCAAGATTGGAGACAAAGAACTAAAGTTTTCACCAGGAGACCACAATGAACTGAAGAAGGCTCAGTCTAACATCAATAACTTCATTGCGAAATTCGTAAATAATGATGGTTTGATTGAGGATGCAAAAGGTTATCACAAGTCATTAGCTGTTGCTATGAACCCAGAGAAATTTGCTAAATTTTTCTATGAGCAGGGGATTGCTGACGCTGTCGAAAAGGAAGCTAAATCAAGCAAGAACATAAACTTCGAAGTGAGAAGATCCCCTGAAGTGATTAACAAGGGAAGTTTCAAGGTTACTAGCGTAGGAGACACCGATGGTCGAGGTCTTCGAATTAGGTTTAAAAAATAAAACAACAAAACAATGGCAGGATCAGTACAAACTGTACCTGGCTTTCAATTACAGCCAAGTGCAGAGCGAGTAGCCCTCGCAACTAACTACATTACCGACTTTAACTTCTTGAACCAGTATCTACCTGATACCTATGAGAAAGAATTTGAGCGTTACGGTAACCGAAGCGTAGCATCTTTCTTACGATTGGTGAGCGCAGAATTGCCTTCCACTTCTGACTTGATCAAGTGGACTGAGCAAGGACGTCTTCATACTAAGTATGTAAACGTAACTCAAGATGGAGCCGCTGGCGACTCCAACGCAACTTTTACAGTACCTGTTGGTCAATTGACTGGTAAAGGATTTGTAAACGGTAGCATTGCTATTCGTGTGGGACAGACTGTCCTTATCTCTGAAGAAGGAGCTGGTGCTCAAGGTCTAAACAAAGGTATCGTTACTGCTGTTGACTATGCAGCAAGAACTTTTGACGTAGCTTACTACGAAGCCGCTGGACAAACTTTCGCAGCAACTAAGACTGTATCCGTATTCGTTTATGGTTCTGAGTTTAAGAAAGGAACTCTTGGAATGGAGAACTCTCTTGAGTCTGACGGTGAGATCTTCGAGAACTCTCCAATCATCATCAAAGACCACTATGCAGTATCTGGTTCTGACATGGCTCAGATCGGATGGGTAGAGGTTGAAGGTGACAATGGCCCAGGTTTCTTGTGGTACCTAAAGTCTCAGCACGAGACTCGTCTTCGTTTCGAAGATTATCTTGAGACTGCAATGATCGAAGCTATCCCTGCCGCAGGTTCTGCTGCTGGATCTGCTAAGGCATTGGGCTTCAAAGGATCTGAAGGTCTATTTGATTCAATCGGTAAGAGAGGTAACGTATGGTCAGGTGGTAACCCATCTACTTTGGATGATTTCGATAGCATCGTTTCTCGTCTTGACAAGCAGGGATCTATCGAGGAGAACGTAATCTTCTTGGATCGTCAGTTTGGATTCGACATCGATGATATGTTGGCAGCTCAGAACAGCTACGGAGCTGGAGGTACTTCTTACGGTCTATTTGACAACGATGAGAAGATGGCTCTTACTCTTGGTTTCACTGGCTTCCGTAGAGGTTATGACTTCTACAAGTCTGACTGGAAGTACTTGAACGATCCAACCATGCGTGGTGGATTGATCGGTGGTGCTGTGTCTGGTGTTCTTGTTCCAGCTGGAACTACTACTGTGTACGACAACGTACTTGGTAAGAACGCTAAGCGTCCATTCTTGCACGTTCGTTACAGAGCTTCTGAGACTGAAGATCGTAAGTACAAGACTTGGGTAACTGGTTCCGCAGGTGGAGCTCAAACTTCAAGCTTGGATGCAATGGAAGTACACTTCTTGTCTGAAAGAGCGTTGTGCACCATGGGTGCTAACAACTTCTTCTTGTTCGAGAAGTAATAGTAAAATAGGAGGGGCCGTTTGGCCTCTCCTTTACTTATAAAACACAGAGACATGGACAATGTACAAAAAGCCCTTGCGGCTCAAAGAAAAAGAAGAGCTGACATTCAGTCTGCTTACGATTCTAGAAAGAAAAGTGCTGTTGAATCTAGATTGAAGCCTACACCTGTTAAAAGCAGTGTTAGCTCGGTGGGTGTTTCAGACTCAGTTTCTAAAGCTATTGAAGCTCAAAGAAAAAGAAGATCTGATATTCAATCAGCCTACGATTCTAAGAAGAAGAGTGCTATTGAAGCCCGTAAAGGAATTGTATCTCCTACGAAAACAACCCCTACGGCTCCAATTAAATCTACCTCTAAGCCTGATGGTTATTCTGACTACATGAATACTGTTAGAGGTGAGTCTTTTAAAACATCAGCCCCAAAGAAATCTTCTGCACCTAAAGCACCTTCGATTGCTCAGAAAAGAGCTTCTTTTGCAGCTGCAAATGCTCCTGTTTCGACTAAAACTACTAGTCCTGGTATCAGTGGGATGGGTGTTGCTGGTCTTTCTAAGGCTGCTCCAAAATCAATTGCTCCAGCTAGAACTTACACAGACAAAGAAAAGCAGATTAGTTCTTTACTTGCTACTGGTAAGAAAAAGGATGGAACTATGAAGGCATCTGCACAACGTAAAATTCAAAGAATTCGTAAGAAATAAACAAACAAAACAATGGCTATTAAAAAAAATGACCCACCTAAAAAAGGTAAAACCACTTTAGGTGCTGGTACAGGAACTGGGATTACAAAGTATGCCGCTGAAAACGCTAAGCAAAAAGCTATTAAAGAGGCAGCAAGAAAGTCTGCTGCTGCTGCTATGAAAAAGCCTGCTGCGAAAAAACCTGCACCTGCTCCTAAAAAAGCTGCTGCACCTGCTCCTAAAAAGGCTGCTGCACCTGCTCCTGCACCTGCTCCTGCTGTTGCAGCAAAGAAGCCTAGTACTATTAATAAAAGAGCACCATTAATGGATGTTCCTGTTGGTAACAAAGGATATAGAATGTCAATTGATACTACAAACATGAACAAGCCAGATGAACAGACCTATAACTATATTATTAAGGATTCAACTGGAAAAGTTACATCAAAAGGAAACATGGCAAGACAAGGTTATACTGGTAAGTCTGGAGCTAGAGAAGTAGTTAATAAGTTCAAGGCAAAGAAGTAACAATTAACTGAGGGAGTCGCTGTGGCTCCCTCTATTTTCAATTTAATTTAAAATCAAATGGAACAATTAAAATCGAGAACTTATGTTCTCCTAAGATCAGATGCGCCACTTAGCTTGATGATCCCATCAAAAGGGACAGCTAGAAGACCGCTACTTTACTTTGACGGTAAAGCTAACAGACAGTTGAGGTATTCAGCAAATCAACCAAGCCCATTTATTGACGAGCAAGACGGCAATGTGCTTCTTGAGCCAATTGTGTTTGAAGATGGTATGCTACACGTACCAGAAAGTAATCCAGTGCTCCAGCAGTTTCTTTATTATCATCCAGGAAATGGTAAGATTTTTGAAGAACTAGATCCAGAGAAAGACGCTCAGAATGATCTTATTGATTTAGACATTGAGGTCAACGCACTTATTGCTGCTAAGTCAATGGAAATTTCAATGATGGAAACAGTTGCAAGAATTGGGCTTGGTATTCAAGCAGACAAGAAAACTTCTTCTGAACTAAAGAGAGACGTTCTTGTTTTTGCTAAGAGTTATCCAATTAGATTTATGGAGATCTTAAATGATCCAATGCTAAGAGTTCAGGACATTGTGGCCAGAGCATTTGAGCAGCAGATTCTTAAGATGAGAAATAAAGGAAGAGATATTTATTTTAACCTTTCAGATAATAAGAGTAAGTTCATGACGATACCATTTGGGGAACATAGAATATCAACCGTATCTAAATACCTACAGACAGATGACGGCATTGAGACACTGAAGTTATTAGAAAGAAATGTTGAGTAGTGTAAATTAAGAGAGGGTAATACCTCTCTTTTTTTTTACTATCTTTGTATAAAAAGAATGGGATGATAAATTCAGTAAGAAATACGGTTCTATCTGTTTTGAACAAGAATAATTACGGCTACATTAGCCCAAATGATTTTAACCTATTTGCCAAGCAAGCACAGATAGACATCTTTGAAAATTACTTCTACAGATACAACTTTCAGATTCAGAAAGAAAATGCTAGACAATCTGGAATTGGATATGCTGATATAAAGAAGCAGTATGAGGAAGTTATTGACTCATTTTCAAAAATTGTATCACTTACTAAGGCATCTGGTACTTTTACTCTTCCTACTGATTATTACACTATAGTTAGAGTTATACAAACAAACGGTGTCGGAAAAATGGTTGAGGTTGAAAAGGTATCTCTAGCTAGAGCTCAACAGCTTTTAATGTCAAACCTTACACAACCAATCGATTTGTTTCCAGCATACGTTCAGTCAGAAAATAAGATAACGGTTTATCCAGATACAATTTCAACTGGCGTAACTTGTTATTACGTTAGATATCCTAAAGACCCTAAGTGGACATACACTCTGGTCTCTGGTGAACCATTGTTTAACCAAGGAGCTGTTGACTATCAGGACTTTGAACTACCTTCAACTGACGAACCTACTTTGATAGCTAAAATATTGCAATACGCTGGAATGTCTATCCGAGAAATTGAGGCTGTTCAATTCGGTAATCAGGAGGAAGAAAAAGAAATTGTTATTGAGAAATAATGGGACTATACAATAAATATCTATCTGATCTTCAGTACTATAGCAACAATGGAAATGTTCCAGAGGATGCTAACTGGGGATCTTATCAGTACATATCTCTAGAAGATATTGTCAACAACTTTATGTTGATGTATCAGGGAGACCATGAGTTAATGAATAACTTAAATAGATACAAAGTATTGTTCTATGCTAAGAGGGGTATTCAGGAGCTCAACTTCGATGCAATGAAGGAGATTAAGGTTCTTCAGCAAAAAGTTGGTCCTAATTTAAAGTTCATCCTTCCTTCTGACTACGTAAACTGGGTTAGAATATCTTTATACAAAGATGGTTTAATCCTACCGTTGACTGAAAATATTCAGGTTAACTTTGCTAGAGAGTACGTTCAGGACAACAACTTTAAAGTTGTGGTTGATGAAAATGGTGTAGTTATTGATGCTGAAAATTCAGATTTAGATTTAGATAGATTAGACAACCTTCAAAAAAGTATTTACCTTAATCCATCTAGCCCATACCACAATATGTGGGGATGGGAGTATGGAGGAAACTGGTACTTTGACTATAATGTTGGTAGCAGATATGGCTTAAATACTGAGACTGCTAATCAGAATCCAACATTCAAAATAGACAAAAGATCTGGAGTAATAAATTTTAGTAATGAGATGGCTTACGAGTCATGCATACTTGAATACATTTCAGATGGAATGGAATACACATCTACAGCTAACTTGCCTGGAATGCCAGTAGCATCCAGAAATGATTCTGCAATCAGCGTAAACAAAATGTTTGAGAGCTATATCTATTCATTTATTAAGTATTCAATATTAAGTAATAAGCTTAATGTACAGGAGTATATTGTAGCTAGGGCTAAAAAAGAAATGAGTGCCCTATTAAGAAATGCAAGAATCAGAATTAGTAATATTCACCCAGGTAGATTACTCATGAACATGAGGGGTCAAAACAAGATGATAAAGTAAGTATGGATTTAGTAAAAACCTTCGTAAAGGGCAGGATGAATAAGAGCCTTGATGAGAGGCTTATACCTGATGGCGAATATATTGATGCCATGAATGTTCGTGTTGGCTCTACTGAGTTATCCGATGTTGGTGCTTTAGAAAATACGAAAGGAAATAATAAGATTTCAAACATACTATACAATAATGTTCCACTTTCAAGTAGTGCTGTCTGTATTGGCGCATTTGAAGACGGTGTAAATGACACTATATACTGGTTTATTCACTCTCCAGCAGACAACGTAGACATGATTGTCTCAATGAATGTTGAGACTGGTTTTACTGTATACCACGTGGTTAGTACATCTGTGCTAAATTTTAGCAGAGATTACTTAATTAATGGAATAAATAAGATAGAAGACTTGCTTTTTTTTACAGATGGATACAATCCTCCTAGAAGAATAAATGTAAACAGATCATACCCTAGTGAACCTATTCTTACTGAGTCTGATATTTCTGTAATTGTTGCACCTCCTTTTGAGTCACCTTCTATTAGATTGATAAATATATCTGGAGATGAAAACTATATAGAGGATAAGTTTTTATCATTTTCTTACAGATATAAATATTTGAACGGAGAGTACAGTGCTATGTCTCAATTTAGCGAGATAGCATTTGAACCTGGATTCTTTAATTTTAACTTTAGTACATTTACAAACAGTGGAATGAGAAATAAATTCAACGCTGTTAATGTAACATTTGATACTGGTAGTGAAAGTGTAGTTGCGATTGACTTGCTTTTTAAAACATCAATTTCTTCTACTATAAATGTAATAGAAAGGTACGATAAAAAACTTTTAGGTATTACAGATAATTCAGACTATACGGTTCAGTTTAGCTCTAAAAAAATATTATCCACGCTGCCTCCATCTGAAATTTTAAGAACATTTGATAACGTACCAATTGTTGCTAAAGCTCAAACTTTGATGTCAAATAGAATTTTCTATGGAAACTACAAAGATGGTTACGACATTGTAGATTCAAATGGAAAAAGAATTAATGTAAGATTTAATGCATCAATTGTTTCAGAAGAACTTGGATATCTAGAAGTTCCTTCAGTTAGATCATCATCTCAGTACAACATAGTTCCACTTGGCCCTCACACTTATAGTAACACCTTAACAACTATAGATTTTACTGGAATTGATTTAAAAGAGGGAGCCGCTATAGGTATAGATTTATCTTTGAGTGGAACACTAGTTTCAGACCCAGATTATTCAAACGACATAATTCAATCTTTTTATTTTCAATTACAGAAAGATTACTCATCTGTTTATGAATTGGTAACTAGCCAAGAGTTTATTGATGAAATAGGATCTCAAACATTTCATGGAAACGTGGATGATTGTGGTACTGATGATGAGGGTACTTCTTTTACTGATCAAATAGCTTGTCAAGCTGTACCACCAACTGGATTTTCTAGCTATGGCTACGGTATAAATACTGTTGGAGAAGGAATTAAAATAATAGCTAATCCTGGATCTTCTTCTTTTTCATTACAGATGATTGTAATGGTTTATCAGAGTAATGTTAATCCTACAATATTTGATTATGAATACTTTTCTATAAGTTCAGTTTCTGCTGAGTACATGACTCAGTCTGATGCAAGCAGTTTGCATAGCAATAGAGATTTTTCTTTAGGTATAATATACATGGATGATTTTAATAGAGCAACAACTGTATTAACATCTGAAAATAATTCTATACATATACCTCCTGCAAATTCAGTAAATAAAAACTCTATAAAGGTAGACATACTATCCCCTCCTCCATTTTGGGCTAAAAAATATAAGTTTGCTTTATTGCCTTCTGGATTAGATTATGAAATAATATATAGCACTCTTTACTTTTTTAATCCTGGAGATAACACTGTTTTTCTAAATTTAGAAGGTGATAATCAAAATAAGGCTAAAGTTGGGGATAAGCTTATTGTTAAAAGAGATAGCACTGGACCATTAAGCAATTTAGTTAAATGTGAAATCTTAGATATTTCAGCACAACCTTTAGATTTTATTCAAGGTGGACAAGAGGAGCCATCTGGTCTTTACATGAAAATTAAGCCAGTAGGCTTTTCTATAGACACAGAGACTCCATCAGTATTAGGTGGAAAGACGATTTCTGTTAGTGGTAAAGACTATCCAGCTTTAAGTATACCAGTATTTACAGAAGAACCTGCTGGCACGTTTACTCCTTGGGAAATAACAGATGGAAGTATTGTTAGATTTGATTTAATTCTTAATAGACCATATAGAAATGAAGATAGAGGTCAAAGAAGATATAGCTATAAAAAAGAATATGTAGCCTCATCAGACTATGCTAACCTTCGTGACTTTGTGTTAGCTCAAAATATAGACTTTAGCACAGGGGATAGTACTGTTAGCGGTGATGAGACAGAAAATGAAAATGTTTTTATTTCAGCACTTGGAACTACATTTCCATCAGCTACTGGTGGTATAAATAAATATCAGTTTTATGAAAGTCCTGCTTCATCTGGCAAGTTGTATTTTGGAATAAGAACAGGTACTCCTGGTTATAGTAATCCTGAATCATCAATTACTGGATCTATAACTATTGTTAGACAAAATGGAATTATTGTATTTGAAACAGAGCCAACAGAAGCGGCTGATGACATTTACTATGAGGGAAGTCAGACATTTGAAATAGTTGGAGGAGCACATTCTCAAAATAGTATAGTACTAAACTTTCATGATTGCTTTACATTTGGTAACGGAGTAGAAAGTTATAAGATTGAAGACGCTCTTGCTGCACCTTACTTCAGACTAGGAGAAAGATTTTCTTCAGTGTCAGCAGAAGAATTTAAACAAGCTAATAGATATGCGTCTATAACTTATAGTGGCGTGTTTAATCCTGAGACAAATCTTAACAAGTTAAATGAGTTTAACCTTGGTCTAGCAAACTTCAGTGACTTAGAACGTAGATTTGGTTCTATTCAAAAGATGTCTGGAAGACAGACAGATATCCTTGTTCTACAAGAAGATAAGATATCTTATGTACTTGCAGGTAAAAATGTTCTTTCTGATGCTGCTGCTGGTGGTGGAGCTATTGCAGCAATACCACAGGTTCTTGGAAATCAAATTGCGAGAATTGAAGAGTATGGAATCAGCTTAAACCCTGAGAGTTATGTTGAGTGGGGATTTGATAAGTACTTTACGGATCAAAAAAGAGGATCGGTAATAAGACTATCTGGCGCAGGAACAAGCGAAGACCTATCTGTTATTTCTAATGAGGGCATGAGATCTTGGTTTAGAGATCTATTTATAAGTGATGGCAAGACTCAAAAGTTAGGTGGATTTGACCCTTATATGGGTGAGTATGTTCTTAGTTCAAACAACTTTGAGATAAATCCAGATCAAGCTAGTGTAGGGTGTGGAACAGAAATACAGATAAACTCTGGAACAACTGGATTGCAAAACATAAATATTGATCTTGGAGATTATGAAGGTGAGTCTACTGTAACATTGACAATTGATCAAATAACATCTGGACAGACGCTTAATGTTTCTTTTGTTTACAACGGAGTAACATACAGTACTGGTAATACTAGCATTTCAGATACGTTCTCATTTAATAAAGGAGCTAAGGATAATGGTATACTTAGTGTTGCACAGTCTGGAGGAGTTGCATCTTACAGAATAGTTGTTGGATGTCCTGACGTAACGGACATTACAGTAATTAACGTTACGGTAAATGATAAGTCTTATGAAGGCAAAGTAATAACAGATGAATATTCTGTCGGTGAATTTATATCTGGTAATTTAATAAGCATGCTTGGAGGAACAACGATGCCAATAGTTTCTAACTATTCTACGTTGTCTGGTCCAGAAGGATTTGGTTCAATACCTAGCAATGGGGATACGGTTGTAATTAGATCTGTTAAAGGAACTACTGGAACTATGGAGTTTAATCCAACAACTCATAAGTTGAGATATTTAATTTCAAACACCTTGTATACAAGTACAAACATATTATCTTTACTAAACGCTTCAACAATAGCTACTCCAGTGCTAAACCCTTCAGCTGGTGTTTACACGGCTGGTTTTACTTACAACAGCGGATCAAATTACCTTTACATTATACACGACTACAGAAATATTTACAGTACAGAATTGTGTTATAGCAACGTATCAGCAGAAGAAGCTTGTTGCGACTGCGTATAAGAACCTTCATAAAATATGGCAACATACTACATAGATACAAATGATTTTAGCACTGCTACCAGTATATGGACAAATTCAAATTTGACCATAAAAGCTACTGATGGATTTTATCAAAAAGATGGTTTCTACAGACAAATGTCTGGAGGAGAACTACTACCTTCTACTATTTGCCCAGAATGTGCTGTCCCTTGCGGTGGTACAATAAGTGCTAGTGGTAGTCAAGGAATATATTATCTTGATACAGATTTGGGTACATCTACTGGGGCTGTTGTTATTAAGTTTGATCCTTTTGGTATACCTGATGGTATATTAGCTGTATACAATAGCATAACCTACAATGGATTATCATCTCCAGCATGGGGGTGGAGACAAGGTACAGCTGGTCTTGCTACATACATTGGATCTACAGGACAAGATTGTGGTGTGGTTGCAGGGTCACCATATACTTTAAATGAATATGAGTATAATGGAACCACTTTTGCTTCATTGGGTACAACTACAACTGTGACTGTATTGGCAGGGCAAATGCAGCTTACAGCAACACAACCTGGGCTATCCGTTATGGTAATTCCAAAGACATTAGCAAGTCCATCTTTATTGAATCTTAGTTTTATTGGACCATGCTCAGGAACTGCTTTTAATATTTCAGTTGCATGTCCAACTGCGCTACCATCATTTGCATCTAGTACTGTTAATGCAAGCAGTGCATTGGCTTGTGCAGCTACTATAAGCCCAACATACTATGTCGCATTTGTAACTGGTGGGTCAGGAGTACTTGGGTTAAATGACTTAGTATTCAGTGACGCTAATGGTCAGTTTAAACTAGGAGCAGGCTACTATAAGACTACAGCTGCTGGTGCTAACAATTGGTACCAAGTAAATGCCAATGGCGTAATTATTGCATTTGGAACTTGTCCTTAATAAATATGGCAAACTACACACTAACATATAGCCCAGGAGTAGAAGGATGGCCTTCATTTTATTCATACTATCCAGACTTCATGATAGGAATGAATCAATTCTTATATACATTCAAGGGTGGCAATCTTTATCGCCATAACGTGAACGAGAGCAGAAATACCTTCTATGGTACATTTACACCATCAATGGTTAGAGGTATAATAAACCAATCTCCTATAGAGAAGAAAGTATTTAAAACGATATCTCTTGAATCTAACGCTTCTTGGTCTGCAACTTTAATTACTGATCTAGAGTCTGGATTTATTGAAAAGTCTTACTTTGAAAACAAGGAAGCTACTTTCTTTTCATTTATCAGAGGAGTAGATAGTGCAAGTCCAAACTTAAGCCTAAGATCTACTCAAGGTATTGGGTCTTCTACATCAGTTAATTCTTCAACTCCAGCATCTACTGTTGTTAACTTTTCTTTTGCAATTGACTCAATGATTAGTGTTGGTGATTTAGTTTACGAGTCTAACACTGGATTAAATCAAGTATTTTTTTGTGGACCAGTTATCTCAAGAACAAGTAATGCAATAACAATAAATTGCTCTGGATCAGGTAAAACAATACCAACTTCAGGAAGATATTTAATATACGTTAAGAATCAAATTGCTGAATCACATGGATTGAGAGGTGATTTCTTAGACTACACTATAACAAATAACGATAACTTTGCTATTGAATTATTTGCTATTCGTTCAGAGGTATTCAAATCCTTTCCGTAAATTTGCATTATGCTGCACGTCAGAAAATTAAATAGTCAGGATTACGAAGAGAACTTAGTGAAGTGGTGGAAAGACTGGAGATGGACACCTCCTCCAGTAGAATTTCTACCAGACAACGGAGAGGGAGGATTTATGGTTTGTGATGAAGACTATCCAGTTGTGGCTGGTTTTCTATACGTAACTAACTCTAGCGTAGCTTGGCTAGAGTTTATTGTGTCCAACATGGAGTATAAGCACAAGGAGAATAGAAAGCAAGCTGTTAGAATGCTGATACTAACTCTAGAACAACTAGCTAAAATAAGTGGTAAAAAATATATTTACTCAACTCTTAAAAACGAATCATTGATAAACTCTTACTTGGAGTGTGGATTTGCCAAGGGAACGAGTAACTCACAAGAAATGATAAAAACAATATGGCAGTAGCAACTACAACAGCAATAGCAGCAGGATCAGCCTTACTATCGGCAGGTGCTTCATTTAAAAGATCCGTAGACGAAAAAAGAAAGTTTAAACAGGCTGAGGAAGCAGCTGCTGGATTGATGGAGGATGCTAGAAAGCAATATTCCACAAACTTTGCTGAACAACTTCGAGTGCCTTTAGAAGGATATGAGATGGCTTCTAATTTGAATAGAGATGCGTTATCTCAAAATTTAGATGCACTGAGAGAGTCTGGTCAGAGAGGTATAATTGGCGGTGTAGCTGGTTTACAGAGACAAGCTCAAGAAGGTGCAGAACAACTAAGAATGGGAATGCAGCAAGACCTATATGAGAGAGATAAAGCTATTGTTTCAGAAGAGTCTAGACTAAGAGATATTCAAGCAGAGATTGACTTAGGTGAAGCAGCTGGTGCTCAACAAGCTGCTGCTGATGCTCAAGCTTTGAGTGCTCAAAATATGCAAGCTGGTTTTGGATCTTTAACATCAGCCGCCACAAGTTTGTACGAAGGTTCAGACTTGTATAATAAAGCTCAGGGTGCTAAAATGGCTGACAAGTTTGGGGGTGGGTTAACTGGGAATCAAAAAACTGGATTAGCAGATAGATTTTCTAATTTATCAAGTGGGCAAATGAAATTTCTACGTCAACAAGATCCTAATTCATATTCTCCATTCTTAAAAACTCCAGAAAATCTTGCTAAAGCACAACAAACAGCTTTAGCTGGGATTAAAAAAGGAGCCTTGGGTCAAATGCCGTTACCTAAAATCACTGGAAGATAATGTCAACATATTATAATTACGTAAGAAGAGGAACCGAGTCTCAAGTAGACTGGGGGAAGATTGGGAAAGGATTGTCTGATGAGATTATTAGAATATCTCAAGATAGAGAAGCCAAGAGAACTGAGCTTGATAAGCTAAATACTGATCTAATTAGATCAGCGTCTCAGGTTACTGCGCCAGAGCAAGAGTATGTTAGAAACTTAGTGCTCAACGGTACTAACGAGATGAAGAACCTTGCGTTAACAAATAACAATCTATTAAAAAGAGGAATTATAACTCCAGCTCAGTATAGAATGGTAATGGAGAACATGAGTGCTGGAGTAAGTGATCTAGACAAGGCTTCTAAGGAGTTTGACTCTTCATATAAGAAAAGTATGGAAAGACTCGCTAAAGGCGAGATGGGATTCAGAGAACAAAAATTAAAAGAGAACCTTTTCAAGTATGGTAATCTTAAAGATAAGACTTTGTACGTTGCTCCTGATGGATCCATGTATATAACTAGCATTGACGATAATGGAAACCCTGTTGCTGATCCTAGAAAGATGATGAACACTGGTGTGCTTGCTCAAGGTCTAGGTCAAGAAATAACTTCTTTTGACTTGAATGCTAACCTAGAAAAGGGTGTAAACTCAATAGGTTCTGTTGTGGAAGTTCTAAGGAAGAATGGAGTTCTAACAACAGAGTCTCCGATGAATAATCCAAAGTATAAACAGGCTCGTGATCTTTACATAGACTCTATAATGGGAGACCCAAATAATGTGGTTGATATATTAGGAGACTTCCTTGGTAGAGAAGATATTGCTCAAGATGTTAACGGAAACTTTATGCCAACAGAACAACAAACTAAGGAGGTAAGAGAAAAGATTACTTCAATGTTTGATGCGATGGTTTCTAAGAAAGATGTTCCTATGCCGATTCAGCAATCAAGTGGAGGCGGAGGCGGAGGAAGTGCTCTTGCTAAAGAGACTGAACTTGGTAACAACGTGAAAAGATTCTTAACTGGAGATGGACTAGATTCTAAGTCAGCAGCTCAAATAATAGGTAGTCAAAATCCTAACATTCGATCACTAGTTAAGGAGAATGGAGTTATTAAAATATCAATGAATGATGGAGGTTACCAGGAATTTGACCTAAATCAAGAAGGTGCTAACGCTGAGATAATAGGAAGAGGTCTTATTGGATTCGCACTTGGAAATAAAATATCTAACGTAGATCAGGTATTGAAAAGAGCAGGGATAACTCCTACGCTTGGTTTATCATTAGATCCTGTATATTATGAATATCAGCAGGGTGGAAAGACAGATGTTTTGAGTAAAACTCAAATATTATCTCCAGATGGTAAGACTATTGTTTTTGCATCTAACGCACTCAATCAGATAGACCCAGATGCTGATGTAGATGAGGATATTCAAGCTGTTTTAAGTCAAATTGATCCAAGACTTACTGTAACTACACAAAGTAATTTAATTGGTAAAGATAGATTAACTTTGTTTTTAGATGGACAAGAAGTCAACACAATAGATTATGACGATCCTAAAGATAGGATTGAACTAATAAAACTAATAGATCAAGTTAGGACTCAAGGAGCGCAAGGCACAACACAAAAAGGAGGAACAACACCAGTAACAGGGGGTCAATCTAGATAATTAAAAAAAAATGGACGAACAATTATTAAAAGATTATGTAGCCACATATCTTAATCCTAAGTATAATGGAAACTGGGATGTAGTAAATGAAAAGTTCCCTGAGTTGGCTGGAGTTGACAAGCAATTATTAAAGGATTACGTTGCTACATATACCAACCCAAATTACAATGGGGACTTAAATGTTATAAATTCAAAGTTTCCAGAGCTATTTCCTAATAAAAAAAAAGACGTTACAGATTTATCTACGGCAGATGGTACATTGGTTTCGCCAAGCGGTGAAAAAGATACTGCACTAGAGAGAACTTTTGGTAAAAACCCATTAACAGACTTCTTTGGTGACATTTATAGATCTTATGAGGCTGGTTCCTCTAAGGTTGAAAACATAGATCCAACGATGAATATTTTTGGCAAGAAGGCATCTGAGATAGATGATGAGTCATTGAAATCATTCGTTGAGTCTGCAAATAAACTTAGTAAAACCCCAGTAACAGATGAGATGCGTCAGTATCAAAAAGATGTTAATGAAGCTGGTGGAGGATTTTTAAACTCAATTATTCAGGCAGTTAAAAACCCTGGTATTATACCTCAGCTTGTTGTTGACTCATTTTCAATGATGGTCCCAATAACAGATGAGGGAGTTAGTTCATACGCTCTTGCTGGAGCTGCTGCTGGGGCAGGAACTGGTGCTGGAGTTGGTGCTGGAGTTGGTGCTCTTGGAGGTCCTTTAGCTCCAATAAGTGTTACGGCTGGTGCCGCTGCTGGCGGTCTCAGAGGCTTGATGGCAGGTATGTCAGCAACAACTGAAGTTGCGTTGTCTTATGGACAGTACCTTCAGGAGGAGGCTCAGAAGAGAGGTCTTGAGTTTAATGAGCAAAATGTTAAAAAATTATTAGAAGATCAAGCGGTTGTAGATGGAGCAACAAATAGAGCTCTATCTAGAGGTGCTACTATTGGTCTTGTTGATGTTGTTACGTCTGGATTCGCAGGAAAGGCATTAGGAGCAACAAAGGCTGCTGTAAAGGGAACGACTGGTAAAGTACTAGGAACTGGAGCTGCGCTTACTGTTGAATCAGTAGGTGAAGGTGCTGGTGAAGGTGCTGCTCAAGTAGTGTCTGGGCAAGAGGTTTCTGGAGAAGAGATTGCCCTTGAAATGCTTGGTGGTGTTGGAGGTGGCGTATTTAACGTGGCTGTAGAAAACTTGGTTGGAACTGAAAAAATAGGTAGATACAAAATAAATGGAGAAGAAGTATCTAAGAATAGACTAAACAGATTCCTTCAAACTGCAACTCCAGATGAGGTTGCAAAAACCAACATTGAGATTACAGACGATAACGATGTACTAGCAGTTGCTGAAGATAAGAAGAAGGAGGCGTTGCTTGCTGGTCAGATAGACCCAGCTGTCACTGAAGAGACTGACAAGTCTAGACTTGTTAAGCTAGAGAAAGAAAGAGCAAAGCTAAAAGGTCTTGATACTAAGTCCGCTCAGAACAGAGTTAAGGCTATAGACGAAGAAATTGATTCTATTACTGGTAAGTATACATTAGAAGAAAAGCCAGCCGCTGAAACTATTGAGTACAAGATAGATGGTTCTAAAATGGACCGAGCTAGATTTGTTGCTGCTGTAGATGAGGCCAAGAATGAAGAAGCTCTCAACGAACTTGAGACTACCGATCCAGAAGTTCAGAAAGTAATTGATGCTAAGAGAGCTCAGTTTACTGGAGAGATACAGCCAGAGGTAAAGCTAGAGACACAGCCAGTGACAATTAATGTCACGGATAAGTACACTGTAGATGAGGTTGATAGAGTAAAAACACTTCCAATTGAAAATGAGGATGGTGCTACCATGAACTTGGATGGTACCAAGTACGAGAAGGGTGGAGTGGTTATTCCATTGGCATCTAGAAATCTACCTATATCAGAACTTACACCTGAGAAGATAGACGAGTTTGTAAAAGAGAACTCAGAGTCTATCGGGTCTGACATGGTTAAGGTTGGTATCTACAAGTTCCCAAACAGTGATCAGGCTTCCATAGACATTAACATCGTAGCAGACAGATCAAGAAGAGATGAGGCTATTGAAATTGCAAGAGAGCTTGGTCAGGAGTCAATATTTGACTTAGATACATTCGAAAACATCAAGACTGGTGCTGACGGTAAGAACCCTAAAGTTTTGACTTCTAAAGAGTTTTTAGCTATTCAGGATAGATTATCTAGACCAACGCAAACGGAGGTCACAGTGGCCCCAGAAACGTCTTCAAACTACGCAAACATGACTGAAGATAACGAAGGAAACTTTGTGTTCTTCCATGTTGGCAAGAAGGGTTATGGCACAATTAAGAAAGGCACTGGAGCATCTCAAGTAACTTCAAGAGAAGAGGCATCTGCATTATCTAAGGTTGGTGGTCTAGCAATGTACTACACCGCTCCAGAGCAGACAGAAAGACAAAGTGCCGATGGTGCTAAGTACGCAGTAAAGGTACCTAAGAACAAGGTGTATGACTTCAACACTGACAAGCTAAACTTAATTGATGAGGCTAGACAGAGACATGAGTCAGAGAACCCTGGGAAAGCGTTTGACACAAACTCTCAGATTGCCTATGTAACAAAGATTGCTGGCGAGAAAGGTTTCGACATGGTCGTTGCTGATTGGGCTGGAGGAACTAGAGCACAGACGACTAAGGAACTCACACCTGTTGACGTACAAGAATCTACTGGAAATGTTATTGAAAAGAATTTTGATAACCAGTATGAGTCTAACAAGACTAAAGGATTTACTCCAGTTGTACCTAAGAGAAAGGCAGACAAGCTACAAGCTCTTTACGAAAAGATCAACGAGGTAAGAAATGCAGAGAAGAGGTATGACAATCTTTACAGTTTGTACACTGATTCTTCGAAGTACAATCAGGAAGAGATCACTGACTTGATCGAGAAGTCTGACCTATCCCAAGACATCAAGAACGAGTACAAAGAGATTCTTGGATCAAAAGAGGAGACCAGAAGATCTGAGCAGAAGAAAGCAGCTCCAACAAACATAGAGGAGTCTATTAAGAACTCTGCAAAGACACTTCAGACATCATTCCCTGGAGTTAATGTTATTGTAGCAGATAATACTGAGGACGCTAAGAACCAAATTGTAGAGCAACTTACTCCAATTGTTGGAGAAGAAAATGCAAAAACTATTGCAGATCAAATAGAGACAGCCAGAGGGCAGGCGGTATTCTATAATGGCAATCCAATAGCTGTCGTGGTAAACAAAGAGAAGGCAATATCAAACACTGCTGCACATGAGGTTTGGCACTTGATATTGAGAGAGGCTTTTGGAAAGAATCCTAAGAAGTTTAAGAGCTTCCAGAATGCTATTTCTAGAGAACTTAAGAGTGCTGGATACGCTGATATTGCAGATTATCTTGACACATTCTCAGCTGAATATGAGGGTGATGCCGTATACGAAGAATACTTGGCAGAGCTTGGTGGATTGCTAACCACAAAAGGTTTCGATCCTAAGAACCTAACAACACAAGAGAAGAGCATACTTAACAAGATCAAAGAGATCATCAACAAGTTTGCTAAGTCAATTGTTGGTCAGGATGTATTCTTGAAGGATGCCAAGCCAGAGAACATTCTACAGTTCATGATTAGTGTGTCTGACTTAGTTGCTAGGGGAGAGGATGTAAGACCAGCTATTGGAAAGTCTGAAGTGAAAAAGACTAAAGCTAAAGTTGATATTGTAAAACAATCAACCGAGGCGTTCTCTGGGAAACTTGGAGAAATGGGTATATCTATTGGAGTTACAAATCCAAAAACAGGGAAAACTAAAGTTACAAACTTTGATGTAGCTACAGGTCTGAATGAGTATTATACTAAAAAATACGGAGTAATACCTCCTGGAGACTTTTCTCAGAAAGCTGTAGACGCTTTAGCAGACTATGCATCTGTGGAAATGCTATTTTCAATGGCTAAATTTGGAGACAAATCTGGTAAAGGATGGTACACCGAAGACTACTCTCAGGCTCTAGATATACTTTCATCTATTGATCCAGATATAAATAAAGATCCAAAGATAAAAGCAATAACAACTTCTATCATAGCTGTAGCATCTAACTCAAGTGGAGTTTATGATAATCTTACAAGAGTAATATACGGTATAAGTGAATATAAGAAAACTGGTAAGATTCCTTTAAATGTAGGGACTGGAAAAGGACAAGAAGCAATTGCAACTGGTATTGATAGATACAACAAGGTTGTTGAAAAACTAGGCAATGATCCAGTTAGAGTTAAGAAATTCATGAGCCAAATAGATAAGGTTTCTGAGTTAAAAAAGAAACTTGTTAAAGAGTTTGACATGAAGAGCTGGGCCGATGCCAAGAAGGAACTTGCAACTGATCCAGACTGGAATGACTCAGAGACATTGCCAATGTCTGTTTTAATATTTGGTCCAAAAATTGGAGCATTCTGGTCTAATCTTTCTGGACTAGATGGAACACCGACTATTGATAGATGGTGCATAAGAACTATCTATAGATATAAAGGAGATATGAGGGCTAAGATATCATCTTCGGATATGAAATCATTCATGACTGAAAATGGAATAGAAGGAGCATCTCAATCAGACGTTATATCTTTGGCTCAAGAACATTCAAAAATGTTTAAGAGAATACTTGCTGGTAAAGGTGAGTACGCTTCTTTGCCAAAGGCTGAAAGAAATGAATTATTAAAGCCCTATAGAAAGGGAGATCAAATTTGGTCTAAGGCACAAGGAGTTGTTAACGATATATCTGAAGGAATAGATGAGTCTGTAGACAATAAGGCAAAGTATGGTAGAGATTTTAGAACCTTTACTAAAAATGTTTTTGAAAAAGCTAGAGATATTGTTGTTGATAAAACTGGAATAAAACTATCTGTTTCTGATGTTCAGGCTATACTTTGGATATATGAAAAGAATTTGTTTGGTGAACTTGGAGTTAAACAGAGAGAAGACTCAACGTATTCATCTGCCGCAAACTCAATTATAAATAAGGTTAAGTCTGGGCCTTTAACTGTTGAAATGCTCAAGAGTGGAGACTTGAAAGCACTTGAAACAGAGAAAATATCAGAAGATGGACCAATGGGTGATATATATACTTTTGGTGATAAACAATTCAAAAGTGGATTAGATTCTAGAGAGAAAAGATCTAAAGAATCAATTGAGATATCAAAACAAATAACTACAGATAAAGACGCAAAGCCTGGCTTCGAAGCTACTATTGCAGCAATAAATGAGACTGTAGAAGATAGAAAAATTTGGAGAAAAGAAAATAAAGTTAACCAGAAGCAAAAAAGAAATCCTATAGTTGAAAAGGCTGTTAAAGATTATTACAATGGATTAATAAACCAAGATCAATACATTGAAATAGTTAAAAAAAATCAACCTATTAAAACATTTAAAAGTGTTCCAGCTCTTCCTTCAGTAAGAGATATAGTTAATTCATTGGATGAAAATAAAGTTGCAACTGGTATTGTTGGTGTTACAAAAAATATTGAAGACGGAGATAAAGTAGCCTCTAGACTTGATATACCTGCATACGAAGACTTTGATACATGGGTTGTTTCTGTTCATGATGGAGATAAAGAGGGAAAATCAATAGCTTATGGGCAAACAGCAGTATTAAAAAATGTTAATTTTAAAACATTTCCTGGTCCAGCCATAAGGATTGCGATGGGAACTCAAAGTAAATCCACTATAGCAAGAATATTTGGTAACTGGGTTAATGAAGATCCTGAAGCAGTCCACGATAGAGCAAAGAAATTAATGGATGATCCTGAGTGGACTCAGGTTGGCATGAATCCGTTCAGACATAGTTACTTCTATGATAAGACTGATGGCATGCCAGTTGCAACAGCAGATGAAGTGGTTCAAGTAGGAGCATTGGTATTAGCAAAAAATGCTAAGAAAGTACTTCCATCTGATCCAATGTTTACCACTAAGTCAGCTGAAGGGCTTGAAATTCAATTTCAAAAGCAGCTACCAGCTAGAGTTAACGAGCAGATCAATAACATTATCTCTGAGCAGAAGGCACTTGGAAACAAGCCAGTAGAGATAGCTAAAGAGGCTGCTAAGTACGTTAAGACTACTGACGCATATAAGAAGCTTGGAGACAGAGACAAAGCTAAAGTAATTGGTGGTATCAAGAGACTTTCTGGCATGAGAGTTAGAGTGCTAGTAGATGAATATGCAAATCTTAAGGATCAGTTAAGAGCAGCTGAGAAACTTTCTGACGCTAACAAAAAACTACCAAACTATAAGCAGACTCTATCTGAGTTAGTTAACTCAGTGAGAGCTCTAGTTAAGGCTGGTAAGATCAGCACATTCAGAGCTGGTGTAATTATAGGAAGAATAGTAAAGACCAACCTAACAAGTCCTGAGTCTGTAAACAAGACCATTAACTACATTGCAGATATATTTGACAATGCAAATTTGGCTATGAAGATTAGCCGAGCAAAGTCTCTTGTTAAGAATGCTAAGAGAAATATTAACTCAAAGATTGGTCAGAACCCAGATCTATTCAACGCTGGAAAGATACTGGTATCAATAGATCCTGCCTTTATACCTACCCCAATGATCGATGACTACTTAGATATAATGGAGGTTATTGGAGAGAGAGCTAGGGTTCTATCAATTAAAGACTCTGGAGAGCTTACAGCTAAGATGAACGTAATCATCAACGCTGTGATTAATGAGTCTGAAGATGTAGTTAACTCTGCCGAACAGGAGAAGATCAGAATGACTCCAGAAGAAAGCGTTGTGGCTGCACAATCATTAATTGATCAGATAAAAGCAGATAAGTTAGAGACCTCTAACATTATTGATGTAAATGATGCTGCCGTGGCTAGAAAAATTGCATCTATCACAGAAAAAGATATGATGGATTTACTGTCAATAGATAAGGATGGTATCACAGACTTCTCTAAGCTAAAGCTATTACTTGGAATTAGGGAAAACATTAAAGCTGGAATTGTTACTAATGAAGCCATGCTTATGGCTACAGCTGTAGCGCAGAACAGAAACGTAGACAAATTGTCTACAGTTGTAGGAAAGGTAACTGGGCCTAAGATTCTTAATGGTGTAACTAGAACTATCTCTAAGATTAAAGGAGCTATAACAGGTAAGTCTGGAGTTCTTGAGGCTATTAGATCTACACCTCTAGAATTTATCGATGACGTTATTGGCAACTTTAACGATAAGACCATCTATAACCTAACATTCGGTTTACTTGGATCTCCAAAGGGAAGACTAGACGCAAGACTAGCAGACCTATCTGCGAAGGCAGATGCGGCAGAGAAGTTACTACAGAGTGCTGGTAGAACAGATAACGCTGTTGTTGAGGCTAAGTACAAGATCATGGCACTACAATTGCAGAGAGAGTTTGATTCAAACCCAGGAAGCCCATCTGTGGCTCCTGCTATCGAGTTTATTGACGCAACACTTAGAGCTATATCTAGAAAAGAGTCTTCACTTACAAATAATGACGCAAGGATACTTGAGAAGATCAAAAAGGACTTTGGAGTTAAAGATGCAGATGGAAATCAAACTCTAAATACTAAAGCCATTGAAAATTCTTTGAAAGAGAATGACAAGAAAGCTATGTCTTTGATTGATGAGATCAACGCTGCTCAAGCATCTGAGGCACTGTTTACAAGTTCTGTAATTAGAGGTGCTAGAGTTAACATTATTAACAACTACGTACACCACGCTGTCCTTAGCAAGAATCAATCTTTGGAGGCTGAGTCACTTATAAATAAGCTGCTAGGTAGAGGTGCAAATGGTAAGCCATCCACTAAGGCTGGCACATTGAACGAAAGAACTCCTGGGGCTAAGGCTATCATGTTTGATCCAATATCTGCGTCAATGAGAGGTGCTAGAGAAACCCTAACAGACTTCTATATGACTCCAGCGATCAGAGAGGTTACAGGATCACTTAATAAGCTTAAGGACAAGGTGTTTGATGATCCAAATTCAACTCAGGATCAAAAGGATATTGCTCAGTCTCTGGTAGAATCTGTAGAGGAAGCATTGGAAGTTACATTCCAAAATCACTTTAGCTCAGACACTAACTTTGAGGCTTTAGTTAAGGCTATACAAAAACTAGGGTATCAGACCACATTGGCTTCTATCCCAAGAGCTATTGCAGAACTTTCATCTAACATGTCGTTCGCAATATTATCCGATCCAAAGACAACTACAGACGCACTGAAGCATACTAAGTTTGCTTTCTCTTCGAACATGCTAGGTTTCTTGGAGAAGATTGGTAGTGCTGAATCAACTAGACTTGCGGGAACTCAGATCCTAACTGGTAAGTATGCTGAGGGTGGGTTTGCATCTGGATATGGAAGAACAAGTAAGTCCGCAGCATCATCTAAGATAATGGACTATGCGTCATTCATAACAAGAATGTCTATTGGTAAACTATACAGAGTGGCTGACGTAACTTCAGATCTATTGATATCTACACCAGATAAGGTGGTATCAAAGGCTTACTATGTTGCTGACTTTGTAAACAACTTTGAGAAAGAGACTGGCGTAAAGTTAACTGAAAGCGATCTAAGAAAGATATCAGACGGAACATCTGAGTACTTGTCTCCAGAGTATGAGACAGCACTACAGAAGGCACGACAAAAAGCAGACTCAGACATTGTTCGAATGGCCGCTTCTGGAAACTCGTTCAACACAATTCTTAAGAACGTGCCAAGAAAGAAAGATGCCGCAATGATGTCAGCATACAGAGCGATAAACTCTTTCATGTCTAGGTTCTATTTAACTGAATACGGAACATTAAGATCTGCCGTGATAGCATTGTTCAAGAGTGGACAGATAGACAAGAAGGCAGCAACAGCTATAATTGCAGCATCTGTAACCAGAATGAGCATGTATGTTGTTGCATATTCATTATTAAGTTCTATCTTTGACTCAATTATCGGAGACGCACTTGATTTGGAGGGAGAAGATGAAGACGATGAGGACCTAATGACTAGAGCAAAGAGAAGCATGGTAGGAACTGGAGTTGGTGTTCTAAGTAGAAGAACTCTAGGAAACATTGGTTATACTCCAGTAGCGTATGCTATCGAGCAACTAAATGCTGATCTTGGTGAAGATTTCGGACTAAGAGATGGCGAGTATGATCCTTTCAAGAATTCATTGGTTTATTCTAAGGTTTCTGAGTCAGACTTGAAAACAAAGAGCCCTTACGAAGTTCTTGGCAAGGCTTTTGCTGGTCCTTATGCTCCAGCACTATCAAGCATAACAAGAACTGCAACTCTATATGGCAGAGCTACTAAAGAAGGATCTAAGCCAGAAACTCAAAAGAGAGCAATGGATGAGCTAGAAAGCAGAATGGCACTAGAGGCAGTAGGTAACCTTGGATTGATTCCTTTGTACAAGGATGTTAGAAGAATCATGATGAGCGACTTTTACGCAAGAAATTACGATAAAAAAGAGTCTCCTTCTTTCACCATCACTCAAAAACAGATAGATTTGATACGTAAATCAAACCCTACGGCAGCGAGACAGCTTCAGTCTATATATGATACGCAGAAAGCTGAAGAGAAAAAAGTTAGAGATTTTAAGAATAATTTAGAAAAACAAACCAAATCTAATTAATAATGCAAATCAAAGTTCAAAATGACTCGTTTCTTGTAGAGGTACCTCTTAAGGATTCGGGAGATTACAAGAGCATTTTGTTTATTTCTGATCTACACTTCGATTCTAAGAAATGCAACAGAAAAGCTTTAAAGTCTATGATGGATGAAGCAGTTGAAAGAGACGCATCCATAGCAATCTTCGGAGATATCCTAGATATCATGGGAGCTAAGTTTGATCCAAGATCAAGTAAGGGCGACATTAGACCAGAGTACAGCACCAACAACTACTTCATGGACGTGTTGGATGACGCAGTAAGATTCTTTGGTCCGTATTCAGACAGGATTTTATTCTTGTCTATGGGTAACCATGAGGACTCAGTAAAGAAGAGACACGAGTTTGATCTTCTTTCTATCATGTCCTATAAGTTAAAGCAAGAGTACAACTGGAAAGGTTTACTAGGTCCTTACGAAGGATGGATTCTTTTCAGAGTATTGGAAGGATCAACAAACCACAACAGAGGCACAGTAAAGGCTTACTACACGCACGGAGCTGGAGGTAACGCTCCAGTAACAAGAGGTGTTATTCAGAGCTCAAGAAGACAGGTACAGATTAGTGCAGACATGTTTATATCTGGACACATCCACACTCAGTTCTCATTTCCAATCCCACAGAGAATGGTTAACAGCCACGGTGTAGAAGAGATTAAGGACATTGTACACCTACAGCTAGGATGTTTCAAGGAAAGCCACAGAGGATCTTGGGAAGCACAGAGAGGATTCGGACCAGCAAACATTGGTGGCTACTGGGTTAAGTTTTTTGTGAAGGACAAGAAGCCTAGATTTATTGAAGAAAGAACTATTTACTAATGAAAGCAACAGCTAAGTATTACAAAGAGAACCCAGAGGCAAAGAATAAAAAGGCTAAGTACGACAAGGAGTACAACGAGAATACGGTTTCCGATAGAGTAGAGAGGAACAGAGCCAGAAGAGAGGCAATGAAGAAGGGGAGAGTTAGGAAGGGAGATGGTATGGATGTTGACCATGTTGATGGGATCAAATCAAAAAAGACCAAAGTAATGACAGCTTCAAAAAACAGAGCAAAGAAATGAACACGTATGAAAATCCATTTGCAGGAAGCACACTAAAAGTATTGAGAGCTATTGATGAATCAAAGCTATCGATGTGTGCCATGCAAGACAAAATCAAATCAATACCGATAGAAGAAGAAAATGAGTTTTACACATTATTCAATGACGGGACTCTTATCAAGCGAACAAGATCAAAGTTTCCAACAAGCGGATACCTTAAGGGAGAGCCTAGAATCTCATTTACAGAGTACTACGGATTTTGATATTGACATTTTATTTTTTATTATCTTTGTATAAACCAAAAACAAAAAAAGAAAATGGAGAAGTTTTTAAGTATCCCAGTAACAAATGAGCAGCGTCAGTTGATTTCTGCTACAGGTATTGTATTAATTGTGCAAGCATCAACAACTACTGTCACTGTACATTACAAGTCTAGCACAGGAACTGATGTTTTGACAATTACTCACGCAACAGCAGCTGCTGGTAATGAGACTATGCGTGATGCTATTCAAGATGCTGTTGTGAGTGCATTGGCTACATCATGGACTAAAGTAGCGTTTCAGGTTAATAACCTACCGTTTGCCGTATCAGGTATTGCAATTGCTTAATATTTCCTGATACATAGTAATAAAGCCCAGCAAACACTGGGCTTTTCTTATTACCTTTGCGTTTAAACTATTATTTATGGCAGCTAAAGGTAAGGCATCAGGGGAATCTAGGAAGATCTCATTCGGTAAGAATAGAACAGGAGTAGCAAAGAAAAGCTTCTCTAAGTATGAGGAGAAGCCTAAAAAGTATAAAGGTCAGGGTAGGTAATTACTTGTCTTCTAGTTTAATTTTTCCATCCAAGTACATTATAACAAGTTCACTGATCTCTGAGAATTTCTCTGGATCTTCTATAGAGAAGAGTTGATCAAACATATTTGTTACTGCAAAGAACCAATCTCTAGCAGGGCTATTGTCAACGTAAGAGAATGACTTGCTTGATATCCTCTCAAAGTTAACTTTAAGATTTTTTAATTTAGTTTCTAGTGCTGGATCATAGACCTTTAGTGTACTTGTTTTAGACAACTGATCTAGCATAAGTTCGTTCAGTGCTTCGAACCTCATATAGCAGGTTACTTGGTCTTTTAATTTCTGAGGTACTTCCATTAACTTATAGATTTAAAATAGATTACAACTTGTAAACTTATAGGTGTTTATTCGGATGTTATTCGAAATAGGTCCCAATAAATGACAATATTAGGGACGAAATATGTCGCTAAAACTCACAATATTTGCGACATTTGGCACGGTATAATTGCATGAATTTTTATTAATTTAAATATTATTTTCGCTTTCATCTCTCATAATATCCTTGAGTTGACCCCAAATAGCTTCGCTTAGATCACCCCAATACATTTCGCATTTGCCGTCCTTAAATGGTGGATTCATAAAATAGGATTGCATATACTCGCTTGGCTTTGCAGTAAAGCGGTAACAAGTTTCTCTGTAGGGACAATCTGTCCCTACGCACATTGTGATATCTGGACTCATTATATTTCGTTTATATCGTAGTAAAAAGAATTTTCACTTGTACTCACCCATCTGTCGCTCTCTGACTCCACGCACTGAAGCTCGGTGTCAACCTTAAACTCCTTGGGCTCTACAGGGAAGTCATTGGTAATAAAGTTTGAGTCTTTCCAATAAATCCTGTTGTTAGGCTGGCACATCAGGTACCCTTCGTCAGCCAATAGGACGTGGCCACACTTGTAGTCGGTAGGCTCGTCAGAGTAAGGGTTGTTGAACCAATCCACGGTGAATAGATAGGTAGCCCACACGAGAGTCTTGTCCTTGAGTATAACCTTGCATCGCTTCTCTGCTAGGTATAAGTACTCAATTATACTTACGTTCTCGCTGAAGCAATCCCATAGCTGCTTGAAGTCACTAGGGATGTCATTGGTTGTTTCACTAAAGAACAACTCAGAGATAGGCACACGGCTCCTTAACATCCCGTAGTCGGTCATGATGTGGAAGGTAAGAATCTTACCAGCCACACTCTGGATAGCGAATGCGTAGCAGCTATCGTAAATAGCGTTGTCTTCCTGTTTCTTTGTCAACCAACTCCTGCGAACCTTTAACTTCATGTTAGGGATGTTGGCGTTCAATACATTCTGCTCGTTGGTTATCATTTCTTTCCGTAGGTTTCGTTGTAGTATTCTTCTGCCAAATATGGATGTGATCTATACCCATCAAGAAAAGAATCCATAATCTGTTCCTTCTCCATCCCCTTGGCTTCTTCAAGCCAACAAATAAAATCACGAATTTCTTTTGAACTAATATTAAAAGCCATCACTTTTGATGATAAATAATCTACTGCTGTTTGTTTTTTCATAATTATATGTAAATGGATTTTTTATTGCACTTTTGTCCGAGTTATACGTCAAAGCATATAAAAACAGATCTTAATGTAAGAGATAGTTTACAATTTGATGTCCTTTTGTAAAAAATAATTATACTTACTCAAATAAGTCTTCTCCTTTATAGTCAGGATGATTTTTATGCATACGATTGATGCCTCTGATCCAAAGAATGGAAACTATTGATGAGACAACTACACTAACACCAATTACAATTAAATTTTTCATACATTTTTATTTGAGGTCGCAATTTGCGACTGTTGATTATCAGAAATTTTAAGCAATATTAAATAACCAATCAAATCATTTACCACATCCTCATCATCTTTCTCTAAGCTTCCATTCTTGATTCTCTTTAGTTTATCATCTATTCTGATCAGTAGTCCTTGTTTTGCGGACAACTGACTGAATACTCCTAGAGGCTCTAAAGCAGAGTTTCCGTACTTACGATTCTTGTCAATAAGCATTTTCTGAATCTGCTCAAGAACTTCTTCTACTTGGATTGCAAATGGTGGTATCATATTGTTTTAATTGTGGCATATCTGCCGTAATAAAAATGGCTACCTACTAACAACTCACATCCCAATTGTAGGCAGGTGGGATCGCTTAGCCTTGTAGTCAG